ATGGCGTCATACCTCAAGGTTAAGAGCGGTTGGAGAGCACTAGTAGCGCGGCAAGGTGTACGCCGCTCTAGGACGTTCCCTAACAAGACTTTGGCGCAGCGTTGGGCGGCTGAGGAAGAGCGTAAAATCTTCGAAGGTGAAGCCACACAAGACGACGCTAGCCGCATGTCGGTAGCGGAGTTGCTAGAGAAGTATCGCCAAGAGGATAGCGGCAACTGGTCTGAAACCAAGAGCAATATGGTACGCCGAACGGCTGAGCTATTTGGCGACATGCGCGTAGACGAATTGACGCTTGCGAGTATCAAGAAGGTGGTGACGACAACTGAGCTTTATAGCGCAAGTACCTGTCGGGTTGTGCTGCAAACCCTTGCAGGAGCGTTGCGCCACGCTCGTATAGGGTGGGGTATGATAGTACCTTCTGAGGCTGTCAAAGATGCGCAGAAGGCATTGGAGAAAACAGGGCATTTATCGAAACCAGAAGAGCGCGACCGTAGGATAACGCCAGAAGAGGAAGCGGCGCTTGTGGAGCATTGGGTCAGCAATCTTGTTCCGTCTGACGTGGTGGCGTTCTTGATAGATACGCCTATCCGCTCCGGTGAAATGTGCGCCCTAACTAGGGATGATATCGAAGGCGGTATTATCACAATCCGCGATAGGAAAGACCCAACTAAGCGGCACCGCATAGATCGCGTTCCGCTCGTAGGGCGCTCTGCTGAAATCATGGAACGCCGCTTGCGCGGCGATACGCTGCGACCGTTCCCGTTCTCACAAGCACGGGTGTATGACGCTATCCAATCTGCGGCGGCGGCGGCGGGGTTAGACGATCTACATGTGCACGACTTGCGGCATGAAGGTATCTCTAGATTGTTCGCGGCGGGGTGGCAGGTTCCACATGTGGCGCTGATTACAGGCCACAAGCGGTGGGAAACCTTGAAGCGATACACGCACGTCACCGCCGAAGAAGTGTTGGCTAAGGTCCGTTCCCCAAGTTAGGGAATAGTTCTAACGCGTTATAAGAGGATAGGTGGCCGGGACCGAAAAACCGACCGAGCAACCGGGTCGGAAAGGGGGCAACCGCTCGATCTCCGGCGATTTCAGGGGGGTCCGGCTCACCTGATGATCTGACCCCTTCTAGAAAACTCGCAAGGCCGTGCGAGGGCAATCTTATAACGCGTTATAGACGTTCCCTAATTAGGGTAGAACATCGCTCACCTCACTCGCCTTATGGTGTAGGCTCGGCAATTTGCGCCGAACGTCTAGACGTATGAACGAATCAATATATAGTGGTACGCCAATGGGAGGGCCATACGCAAGTCAATGCGACAAAAGGAGTCACTATGGACTTAAACACACTCGCAGAAGTGAGTAACGTAATCAGCGCAATTGCTACGGTAATGATGCTGCTAATAATGCTCACTACTGTGTTAGAGCAGTAGCAGAATTGAAGGGGGGTACGGTCAACGGCCCAATTAGGAAAAGCCTACCGTACCCCTCACACCTGCGCGACGCCCCCCAGCGCCCGCATGCTATCTCAATCACCCAATTGGGTAAGTCATATGCACCGCCTGCTCTTCCCAACCGCTGTCCTTCAAGCGTCGTAGAAACCCTCTGCGCCCGGTGAAGGTGAGACGATCACAATTCAATGCTTTTGCGTTCTGTGTGATAATCTCCTGCAACTCTAGCAGGGCGTCAGTAGTGCCGCCTGCTAGAAAGCAATGATAGGCATTGAAGCGCGGGTACTGCTGGATTTCCATTATGGCGAAATCGTTTCCGCTAGGATAAAAATGCAGCTGTCCAGTAAGAACGCCGCGCACAATGTCATCGAAGCTATGCGAGTAGTCCGCATGGGACAGCGCCGCTTCAATCGCGTCCTTATACCCAATTAGGGAAGCGGTGATACTCATCTACCAAAGATCGCGTCGTAGCCTGCTGCGGCGGCTCCACCACCTGCTGCAAGTGCAGGAGCGCTACCTACCGCTTTAGCCGCCAACCGCGCCGCTGTGCCGCTGTCACCAGTGCGGCGGCTATTCAAATACGTTACCGTGTCCAGCACTTGTGCAAACTCGCTCGTATCCTTGCCGCTTGCGTAGCGCCTATGTGTCTTGGCGTAGTTGTTGCGGAACGTAGACGGGTTGATAATGCCGCCGGGATCAACCGCGCGGCCACGCTGTAGCGACTTGATGATCCCGTACTTTTTGCGCGCCTGCTTAAGCTCTACCGCCGCGCCCGGTCGCACCTTCTCTGCTACCGCTACGATAGCGTCATTGAGCGTGGTTCGCACGGCGCTGTAGGCGCTGCCAAGTTCGTAGTTGCCAGCGTCAAAGGCGGTCTTAGTGCGCTTCTCCAGCAAGTTCATAAGCGACGTAGTAGCTTGCTTATCCAGTTCGCCGTTTTTAGTAAGGCTCTCAACGTCTTTGGCGAGCTTGGCTAGCTGCGCCTCACCAGTAGGGCCGATTTGCTCTGCCATGTCCGCTACATCGTCAATAAGCGTACCTGCTGGAATAGGCGCGTCTAGCTCGTCAATGTTCTCTTTGAAGACTTGTTGCGTTTCTTCGAGCAACTGCCCAAGGCGGCGGTTTGTGAGCGTATCTACGTTAGGTTCATCCAGAATATCACCGATGTAGCTGGTGAACGCTTGGCGGTGATCGTCGCGTGACCACCTGCTGACAAGATCGCTCCCTTGAAATGGCGTCCCTGTGATCTGAGTGCTGGAGATAAGGTCTTCGCGGTCACGCGCGCGGTTTGCTGCGGCGAGTTCGTCTGCGCTGGTGGCGTTTAGAGCGCGGGTTTCTCCCGGTGTCAGTCGGAACCCTAGCTCTTTGGCGCGCTCTGGCGTGATAAACCCTTCCAGTTCCCGCGCGGTGCGCTCAAACGTGGGGTCTGCTACGCGCTGAGCGTTGACGCTATCAGTACGGCGGCTTCTTGTCGTGATAGCGCGCGCCATTTCTACGCCCTTACGTACTCCCGGTGATGTCGCTCTTGCAGCTTTAGCAGCAGCAGAAACGCCCAAGTTGGCGGCACCGCCGATAGTGCCACCAATCGCCGCTCCCCTAATTGGGTTATCGGGATCGCGCATAGCTCCAAGCGCCGCGTCGATACCAACTGCGGTCTTGATCCCCCTGCCAAAACCACCTGCGGCAAGTTCAGGAAGTAACTCCCCTACCGCACTCGTGACAGGCTGCGCTTCGCGTAGGCCGCGCTGCGTAGGGTCATTGTTGGTACGTAGACGCTCACCCGCCTGAGTGATGTTCCCTTGATCCGGCGCAGTTGCGGCGATACGCGCGGCGTCTTCTAGGCTCATGTCGCCTTCGCGTGGGATTGCCGCTGTGCCAGTGGAGCCAATACCGCCTGCAAGCCGCATAGCGCCGCCTACAAGGTCTTTGACGCCTTCAACAGCGCCACGCCCTAGCGCCTCAATCGGCCCTGCTTTAGCGGCCTCGTATTCCTCTTTCGAGACTTCTACCCAACCGGGAGCGCCAACAGGTCGAATGACGTAGCGCCCGTCTTTAGTGCGTCCTGTTCTCATGGCTTAGTCCTCAATTACATCGTCGTCAGATACGCCGCCTGCATACGGCGCGACAACGAACCTATCTGGATTGTCGATAGTCCACTGTGTTTCGCCGTAGCCACGGTTAAGCCGCTCAACAACGGAACCCGCTTTTTCGAGTTCCTCTTGTACTGTCTGCGCGTCGTCTCGACTGCGGCGGCGGTACTGTTCGGCGGTTTCATTCCAGCGGCGGCGCGGTTGGTCTGTGAAAGTCGGATACGCTTCACGCAACTGCTGCAAAACAGCCGGGGGCGGCTCAGCTTCGCCGTACACTTGACGCTTGTACTCGTAGAAAAGTTGGTCGTCGATTTCGCTCAGTTCGAACAAGAGCGCATTGCGCTGCTCTGGAGCGAGAACGCCGCCAACTTTACCTTGTTCGTTCAAGACGTCTACAATTTCGAGAGCGCGATTACGCATTTCGATGTTGTTGTTAAACGGCGCTACCGCTTCTTCTAGCGCGGTCTGCGTGGCCCAGAATGTCTCGTCGTTCTTGCGCCATTGATCGGCGTCGTAGGTAGCGCGCTTGTCGTCACGATCTAGCATGTTTTCGGTAGATTGATGTTGGCGGTTCGCTTCTGCTTCACCGGAACGCCACGCGCGGTCTACTTCTGCGTTGCGGTTCATAAGGTCATACTGCTGGTTCATACGCTGCATTTCTTCGAAGAAATCGCGGCTGCTGGCGGCGTCCTCAAAACCGATATTGGCGAATGTCTCAGGGGTCAGCAAACCGCCGCGCATAAGCGCTTCGCGCTTCTGATCAATGTTGGCGTTGGGGTCTAGCTCATCCAGAATACCGCCTGCTTTCTTACCACGGCGGCGGTGGTATTCAGGGATCGCGTAGCCGTGAACCAAGGCTTGTGAGCCTAAGCCTGCGGCTAGGATACCTGCTAAGATTGGGAGTACCATGTTCGCTCCTTCCCCAATTAGGGATTACTTGTATCCGAAACCGAACCGTGCGCTTTTTTCGTTCGACCAGTTCTCGCCGCGCGCGGTGTCGATACCGATACCCTCTGACTGCTGTGATTGCAGGATCGTAGGATCGCCCAACAGCCCTTGCAGCGCTTGCAGCGGCGCGAATTGCGACTGAATAGCGGTGTTGAGTAGTTGCGGCGCTCCTGCCATTGCAGCGGTGTTAGCGTTGATCGACTGACGCTGAGCGTTAGCCATGATATCGCCGTAACCTTGTGTGTACGCTTTGCCGATTTCGCCGCCCAAAGCGGCTTCTGTCAGGCCGTGACGCGCACCGCCGAAAGCACCAGCGCTTATAGCATTGTCGCCAATTTGACCGCGCCCTTGCGCGTAAATGTCGTCCAGACCGCTACGCAATCCCGTCAACTGAGCGCCTACTACCTCATTCGGGTTCCCTAGTCCCTGTAGGTTCGTAAGCGCCTGTTGTGCGGTATCTTGCGCAGCGCCGCCTGCAGCGTCGATGACAGGCTGTGCTGAGCTATACCGTCCAAGCGACATTTCGCGTAGCTGGTTCAAGAACGGCTGCTGGTTCGGGTCGATATAGGAACCGCCTGTGCTCTGGTTATAGTTCAAGGCGTCACGGTTGCTGTAACCGTAGGAGTTACCTTTTGAAGCGCTACCACCAATAGACATAGTTATTCCTCCCATCCGAGTTGTTGGGCTTGTTCTGTGACTTGTTGGCGCGTTACCGGGCCGATAGCTGAGGCTAGGAAAGTCGCCAGCGGTACAAACAAGTCAGGATCAGGGTCAGCATCAATATCAAACCCGATTGTCCAGACGCCAGCTCGTAACCAATAGGTGACGCCTGTAACTGTAGAGAATGGTCCGTAAACGAGTGGCAAAATCTCTGTAAGCGTAGCGTCAGCTAGGAAGTATCCGATAGCGCCTGTAAGCACGATATCAGGCGCAGATACGGTAGCAGTCTCAGTAGCCGCTTCTGTTTCCGCCGCTGTTGCTAGGTTCGCAAGTGCTGTCGCCAAAGCTGTCTCACCTACGGATAAGAAGCCGTGATCAATCTCTACGTTGTTTGCGTAGTACGTCAGTCGGATTGAGTATCCATCTGGCACAGGATCAGGTAACGCCGCCCCGTCTGCTGTGATTGTGTTTGCAGTGATCTTGCGGCGGTTCGGCACCAAATACTGAGCATTCGCATTATGCGGCGTGAGCGCGGTCAATGATCGCTGCTTATGTCGGATAAGTGCCATTGTTATCTCCTACTCGCTAAGACGCGGCCACGCGGGTTGTTGATGACGCCCCTTGCGCGCTCGTGCGCGTCCTCTTGCAACGCTACTTTCAGAGCGTCGGTAAATAGGCTGTTCCAAAGCGGTAGGCGCTCGTCTTCTCGTAGGAACATGACCGTTTGGCGCAATACGGCGTAGACGTAGAGGTTCAGAAAATCGTCAGCTACCCAACTGGCGTCGGTGTCTTGGTAGTCAGGGATTTTGTCATAGTAGACGATCTGGAAAGCTGTCGGAGTGGTGTAATCACCGCTCAGAAGGAGCGTAGAACCCACCAGCGAATAAACCGGGCGGCTCCCTAATTGGGGAGCGTTGACGCGGTTTTTGTAGAGTTCCGTAGGCGGCACATAACCGTAGGTTTCGGCAACATTGGTGAGGCGGGTCAGATCGCGGATACTGCGGTAATCTGAGGGCAATTCGAAGTCTTGGTTATCGACTGAAATAGTCGCGGTCTTAAGGCGCTGCTGCACCTTGAATAGCTGGTTCAATTCCGCGTCGGCCATCTGGATCAAGCTATCCAGATTATCAATCAACACTTGATCGTTATCTTTCCAAAGGAAAGTAGCGAGATAGGTTTTAAATTCATCGTAAGTCATGTCACCGCACCCGATACTTTTGGAGTTCGCCTGTAAGAATTTCCTTCTTAAGCGCTTCTGAGCGCTCTTGACGGTTCTTGGATTTGAGAGCGGGGTTTTTAGCGGCGAGCTTGTCAAACTCGGCGTTAGGTACTTGAACGCCTTCATTGAAAGCCGTGCGCGTTAGCGCACGACTTCCTTTTGCGACGTATGGGCATGGAAACTTTGCCATACTGGTTCCCCAATTAGGTAGTCACTGCTTGGGCAGGGTCGATATCCAGAAGGACGCGGCCAGCATCGCGGTTGAGAGCGCAAATAGTGCCATTTGCGTGCATCAAGCGCTTATCGGCCAGACCAGTCTTCGCCAGCGGATCGACGGTAAAACCCGTAAGCCAATCAATGCTCAGGTAGGACGGGTCCAACAGGAACACGGCGGCGGCTGGTGCTGGTGTGCCATCGGTGTCGGTGTAGGTCTGCTGCAAGCGGTTCGGCACAAAATCAATCGTCATGCCAAAATCCGAGATAAGCACGTTGACGCTGCTCATTGCTGCGGCTGCGCCACCTTTACCGACGCCCTGCGTTTCGCGGGTCAGCGTTGCGATACGGCTGTCGCTGGTGAACATGTACTGAGACAGGTTCTTGATGATCGCCGGGACCGACATGAGTGCAGAAGGCTGCGCCCCATCGTTGTAGGCGGCTTCAAGCGCGTCTTGGATCATGGTCAGCGTCAGCGCTACACCGGAACCGGGGGTAATCGCAGTCCAAGTACCGCCGCTGAAACCGCCACCAGTCGCACCGGAACCTGTATCGTACTGCGTAAGCTGTGCAGCAAGCCCAGCGGGATTGCCGGGAGTGACGCCATCGCCGCTATCTGCGACGTTGCCTTGGATACCAAGAAACGCGGCTTCGAAGTTGCGGCGCAGTTCTTTCTGACGCTGCATCACCTGATAACCGAGTGAGCCAATCGAACCAATGGAGTCGGCGTCCTGTGCGGCCTGCGAAACCTTCACTTCGCGGGTCTGGATACCAGTGTGATTGCCCAGACGAACACCCAAAGAGGTGTTGTCCTGATCGCTGTCTGCGCCATCTGCAACCCACGCTACAGAAGGATCGGCCAAGGCGTCCTCAACCCATTCGTGGTAGTGGTTATCCGCAGAGCCGGAGCCGACCATATCCATGAGCGGGAGCGGGAAATCAGAGATGTCCCAGATAGCATTCATCACGTCTTCGTGGATCGTGCCGTTGAAATCGACGGAGCTAAAGTCCGTATGTGTAGACGGGTTTGGCATATCAATGCCCTTTCAAGATTGCGTCCACGGCGGCGGCTTTGTCTTTGTTGCTGCCAGCGCGGGCTTTGTTGAGCAGGTCTGCTGTACGGCTTGGCTTGACGCGTTTGCCTTGCGGCTTCTGAGAGCGCGGCGGCGTCTTGGTAGGTTCAAACTCCATGAGGGCTTTTAGCTGCCTCTTGGTGCTGATTAGCTCCTTGATCGCTAGGGCGATGCGGTGGTCACGAATAACGAGTTCATGTGGCTTGAAGCCGAATTGCGCCATTGTTTCCGCTACATCGTTTCGGAACGTATCCAGCTTCGCGGGGTCTGTGAGTTCGGGCATGGCTTGTACCATGAGCGCCCGCTCTTTCGCTTCTGCTGTGTTTGTGCGTTCTTGTAGCTGCTGGAGCGTTTCAGGGGATAGTTTGCCTTTCAAGTCGTCATAGACAGAGTTGAGAAGCTGTAGATTTTCCAGCGTTTGCGCGTGTTGCGCCGAAAGCTGGTTTTCGCGCTCTACAATATCGCGCGTGGCCTCGTGCTGGCCTTTGTATTGGCTTTTCATTTCGGAGAGCGTGATGGTCTCCCCGTCGCCTAGGCCAATCTCTAGGCTCTCATACAGTTTCTTAGGAGTGGTCCCTAGTTGGGTAGCCAGCTCCTTGATAGACATGGTGCCGCCGCTTTCTGGTGCGCTGGCTTCACCGGATGCGGCGGCACCATCGCCGCTAGATGCAGGATCAGCGGCGTGTTGCCCTGTGTTCTGAGTGGCGTCGGTTCCCTCATTAGGTGAGAGAAGCTTGTTGATCTGTTCAAGCTTTTCCGACTTACTCAGCTTCGAAGAAGCATTCTCGGAATGCGGTTTCGACTGCGTTTGCTCGTTCTCGGATGCGCTCTGCGTCTGCGGGGTCTGCGCAGTTGAGCCACTCTTCAAAAGTCCTTCGTCGGTAGTCATCACGTATTTTCTCCAGCGTTGGTAGCGCGTTCTGCAGCGCCGTTTGTTCTTGCTTGTTGAGCTTCACGTTGCTGCCCCTCTAGCTGCACCTTGTTCAGATCGGTGATGCCCTTAGCGACAATCTCCGCTTCTTTGGTTTCGGATTGCAGGCGGTCACTCCAATACTTGTAGGAAAGCTCGTCGTCGGCTTCCTTCGCCGCCTGCTGGAGCTTCGCCATTTCAAGCTGCATCTGGAGTTGAATAAGCTGCTGCTGCGCTTGTTGCTGCGCCTGTGCTTGCTGCTGCTGCGCTTGCACGTTCTGCTGCGCCGCCTGCTGTGCCGCCTGTGATTTCGGGTTGATTACGTAGCTGTCGCCATTGTCTAGGCCAGCAAAATTGCACCAATCCATGACCGTATTGTAGACGGTGGAAATATCCGCAAGGACGCCGTTTTGCCCTGCTTGGATCGCTTGTAGCTGGAAGCTGAGAAGCTGCTGCAAGGTGCGCTGCATATGTGTGCGCTCCCCTGCGGATAGGCCAGCTTTCACGCTGCATCGCTGTCGTGCGCGCCATTGCGTAGGATCAACGCTTGTCCACTCGCCAGCCATCTTTAGCTCTAGCGGTGCGTTGGAATAGGTCCGCATAAAGTAGTGCATGAGCAGGTAAATCGGGCGGATGAATGTTTCCGCTAGGTTCCTGCCCATGAACGTAACCATGAGTTCGCGCTGTGCGTATTGCCGCTCAATACCGTAAGCGGTTTCGCCTACTAGCTGCGCGTCTGCGCTCATCATGTCCAAGGCTGCGCCGCCCTTTTCTGTGCGGCGTTTGTCTTGGTACTCTAGGGCGGCGAGAATAGACGGACCCAAGTCGCGGTGTTCGACTTTGACAGGGATGCGGTTCATATCCTTGGTACGCACGGCGTTAGAGCCTTGCGCCATGTCGTCAAAGTTGTGGATATGCGGGTCGCCAATCCACGTCCCAAAGATCATACGCTGCTGGTTATCAACCCAATTGCGCATAAACTCTGTCTTGTAGTCCTGCACCGATTTCAGTCGGTCAAACAGGGATTCCCCGGCGATACGGTGACTTGATAGGAACGCCGTACCAACCGCGTAGGGGATCACTTCTGCGGGTTCGTAATCCAGCACGTAGTTAGAGGCGAGTAGGACGCGGTAGCGCTCTGCTATTCCATCATCGTCCAGATCGGCCATAACGTAGCACTCGTAGCACTCAATATACTGCTGCGGTGTGGACGACGCGTAGCGCGTTTGCTGGTGCGACTTGTCGCGCGCCCGTGGCGTGATGTTCTGTTCGCCTGTGACGTGCTGCAACTCGTCTACGATTTGGCGCTTGTAGCCCATCTTGATAAGCTCTGAGCGCGTGTAATACAGGCGCTCAGCGAAGAAGCTTAGGTTTTGGATTTCGGTGTCTGTCGCGTTGGCGGTGTAGATGATGTTTTCGAATGGCACCGCGTCAAACAAGAACGCGCGGTCAGTTGTGGTGACAATGATCTTGTCTTTTTTCAGTTCCCGTCGCTCGTTAGGCGCGCGTGGGATCAGGAGCGCCGCAATCACCTCATTAGGGAATGGGTCGCCGTTGTCGTCAGTGAGTGGAATTGAACGCGTCGATACCTCGTCTTCCACTCGGATTTTAGCGGCGCAGTTGCGCAGTAGCAGCGCGTCTTTGATCGCCTCTTGCAGTTCAAGGAACCCGGCGTTCTGTTCGATGATTACGTGATTGACCGCGTTGCTTTCCGCTCTGGCGTGTTCTTCGTCTTCCTTGCCTTTGGCTTCAAACTCTACCAGCGCGTCTGTGCTGAGCATCGGCGTCAGTTGTGCCAATACCGCGTTTACCATGTCGCCTACGTCAGTCGATACGATAGCGGCGCGGTCCTCTGGTACGCGCGGGTCTGCGTCCTGAGTACGTCCCGGCGCATTGCCAAAGTAGTAATTCAGCGCTTCCTCGTGCTGTTGCTGCATCGCCTGTTGATCGACGTTTTCAGCATTCGCAATCTCTTGCTGGAGGATGCCGCGTAGGTCTTCTTGTTTTTTGGTCTGCTTAATCATCCAAAACGCCTTCCTGAGCGCGGCTGGAATGCGCTAGGCAGTCTCCCCCAATTAGGGGAAACGGCTTGATGCATTCCGAGTACGTAAGTTTGAACGCTGTCGAAGTAGTGACTTTCCCACGAATGCAGCGGCGTCATTTTGTGGACGCGGCGCAACTCGTCGTAGTCGCTGCGATAACCGAATAGGGCTTCGACTAGCGTGGTTGTGTCCTCTTGATCGAACCAAGCGTGAGACAAGAAGTGCCGCACCTGCTCAATCGCTTCGTGTTTTTGGCGGCACCTTGGCGCAATCGTCACAGGAACGCCGCTAGCTTGCTCTACAATCTCTTTGCGCGTGGTGCCTGTGCTCAGGTCCGTCACGTTACCGTCATGCGGTAGAATGATGTGATTAACCGGGAACGGCAGTGTTTCCCAATCCCGCACCATGTCGGATAGCTTCGTGTGCTGATACGCGCGGCAATAAATGGCGCGGTGTTCGGTGCCTGCGTTCTGCCAGAATGTAGCAACCATGAGGTCTGACCAGCCAAGGTCTAGGCTTACAACGGTATCAAGGATGCTGTCGTACTTGACTTGCGTGATGCGGCCCTGCTCTTGCGCCTGCTGCATTTCCTTGGCGAGATACGCGCCGCGAATAGCTGCATTGAAGCTGCACAAGAGTTCTTGCTGAAACTCTGCATCGCTCATTTCGCGCTGCATCGCTTTCACCTCATTAGGTGAGAGCACGTCAGTATCATGTACGGTTAAGATGTGGTGCGACCAGTCTGGATCGTCTTGTGTGCGCGCGTACTCGTATAGTTCAAAGAGCAGGTTGTGGCGTCCTGCTGGTGTGCCTTGGATAACGGCGCGTCCGTTGCGGTCTGCCAGCATCGGGCGAATGACCAGCTTCCAAGCTGGAGACGGGATCAACTGCGCTTCGTCCAGTACAACGCGGTCTGCATACTGCCCTCTGAGGCTGTCGTATGTTTCCGCTCCTAGAAGCTGGATGCGCGCGCCGTTGGGGAAATCGACGCGTAATTCTTGCTCATTGAATTGGATGGCTGGAATGTCGCGTGTGAATTGCTTGATGTAGTCCCACGCAATGCGCTTCGCCTGCTTGAATGTGGGCGCGATATAGAAGCCGCGCCAATCACCTAATTGGGTAGTGAGCGCGTCTGCGGTTAACTCTGCGATTGCTTGAAAGGTCTTACCAAAGCGACGGTGAACAACTCTCACGGCGAAGCGCGCGGCTGTCGAATACAACCGCGCCTGCTCAGGTCTAAAGTTGATCTGTACGTTTACGTCACTCATCGGGCGGCGGCTCCGGTTCTGAGGTCTTCCCTAATTGGGGATCGCCGCCGATTGTGACTGTGATCGTCGCGCCTTCGCCCGCTTGGTGCTCAACCGCTTTCAGTTTCGGGTGCGTGTATTCGATCAGCTTTAGCGCCAACTGGTCTTTCTTATCCCCGTCTAAAGCACTGTTGAAACGCCGGGCAAGGTAACGCAGCGGGTCACACTCCATGCGCCGCAACACGTTTGCTGCACTCTCTCTACGCGGTCGTCCTGCCATGACTTAATATCCTATAAAGCTCTGTTATTGTTGCATAAATGCAACTGAATGTCAAGTGCTTAATTTGTTAATTGGCGAGGCGGAAATCAACCGGGGGATGAATGGATACCCTAGTTAGGTAATCTGTCTAACGCGTTATAAGCTCGATCTGGCGCGGCGCGGTCTTTCGAGCATTGACGCCTTATAGGGAAACGAAAGCCGGTCCTCGGGGGGAGGTCGGGAAGTAGGGGAGTTTCTAAGAAACTCTCTCCCTACCCTACTTCCCTACCACCCGCACGTTGGGACAGGTAGGGAAGTAAGGTAGGGAATCCCGACCGCCTTCCCTACCTGCTAACCCATTGTTTTTAAAGGATATTTTTTATTCATCTGCGCCAGAGGTAGGGAGAGCATCGCTTTCCGTTACCCTAGTTAGGTAATGATGCACCTCTTTACGCCGCTCAAAGGAAAGCGTCAGCGTACTACCGTCGCGCTCCAAAATTCCTTTGTTCTGTAGTCCTGTGAGCGTCTTCTTTATATCACTCTTCTTGTGTTTGGCCTCTGATCTACCGGGCCAATCTTCAAGCATATGGTCAACTAACTCGTCATAATCTGGCGCGCGTTTTTGTGTGTGTAAGTATCCAAACACCACATCGACAATTCTGGCTTGGTTCTTACCCAGCGTCGTGTACCAGTCTGGCGCTTCCTGTGTCTGCGCGTCTTTCGGAGCGTCAGATTTGAGGCGCACACTATTTACCACTGGCGCTTCTGCGTATTTGGTTATCTCGTTACCATTTTCGTCAATCGACTGGTAAGCAAGCTCAGGGCAGTCGTTTACAATAACCATATCGTACACGAGCGGATCGTAGCGAGCGCCGCGATACTTGGGATTTGGGTATGCCTCTACCTGTAGCGCCGTTTTACTAGAGCGCTTCTGTGTCGCCTGTCCGTCTGTAGCATCTACGACAACGCCAGCACCTTTAGGGACCATATACTTTTCATTATGATCTTCGCTGCTTTTAGTAGGGTGGCAGAGAATTTTGACGTGCGCCTTGTAGTATCTGGCAAGTACGAATGCGGCGTCTACAAACGGCTTCATAATATCGTCGCGGTTGCGATCCTCGTAGCTACTGTATGCCTGCATCGTGTCGATGATGATTAGGTCGTAATTTGCAAACGGGTTAGCGGCTACGAACGCCTCAGCCGCTTCTGCATTTAGGATTAGCGAGCGGTCAAGGACGTGTATTTTGTCTCTCACCTCATTAGGGAAGTTGTGATAGTGTATTGTGGCATAAAAGCACGCCTTGACGTCCGAATAGTTCTCACCGGCGAATATGCAACCAGCGTTGAAATTGAGCGTCGGGTATTTAGGCGAAAGGTGACGCTTACTAGCGAACGTCAATAGCTCAAACGCGGCGACTGTAGTTTTGAACGAACCTTTAGGGCCAGTGTAACAGGTGACGTATCCGGCGATGTAGATGTTCTCTACGACAAACTCAGTAGTTATCTTCTCGTCAAGCACCTCTCCAAGCGTCCGCGCCCGTAGGTCCGGTTTTGCTCGTTCGGCGTCCTTCTTGCGTTGACGTTGACCAGTGAGTGTCGCTTGTATGTGGCTGGCCCATTGCTGCTGAAATTGTGGATCGTTGATCTTATCTGGCGGAACCATGTCTAACAGATAACGTGTGAACTCGGCATCGTCGGTAAAGTTCACTAAGTTATCAGGCGGCGGCGCTGTCGGTTCTGGCTCTGTGTGCGGCGCTGGCGGCGGTAGGTTAATTATCTCGTTTGCCTGCTCCATATAAGGCGCAAGCTCTTCTTCGGTGTACTCGTCGCCGTCGGCCATAAAGACGCCCATTGCAGCTAGAGTTTTTTCCATTTCTTCTAGAGTGTCGTTCGTGCTCGGCGGAATTGATCCGTTATCTGGCATGTTTTACCTCAGTATTTCTGAAAATTTCCCTTGACAAACAAGGGGTTATACGCTATAACTAGGCTATTACCTCACCTAGTTAGGTTACTAGGCCCGCCGCGCGTTTTTAGCCTTTTCGCGTAGCGGGCCTTTTTTCTCACTTAACCTATCAAGCGTGTATCGAAGTCCACACCTTTACTCCTTAACTTCGAAAGACGTGATGAAGATTGCATACATACTGAGGTAGCCGCACACGCAGCATTCTTGCGCTTGCGTCAGCGGCTTTTTGGTATAGATCACCGCCTCTGATTTATCGTCTGGGATATGTATATCCGCGATGTTGATAGGCGATTTCGGTCTTCCGAAAAACCATGCGGCGTTCGCGATTATCTCGTCTGGTGTGTGTGGATTAGGCATTTTTAGTTCCCCTAATTAGGTTTGCGTTTCTTTAGACAAGCGCCGCATTTCAATTCCATTTTGTTTTTGCGGCGCTTGAGCTTGTCGATTTGTGTGACGCATTCTTTTTTGCAGGCGTCACAGGTGTAATGCGCTTCCATACGGCCTTGGTCGCCGCGCTTAAGCTCTACGTAGAGCAAGAGACGAGCGGGCCAGCCACTCCGCTCAAGCATACGCTTGAAGTAGTCAGGGCTTTTCTTGAGCGCATTAGTGACCAT